GACGAACTTCATTACATCGCTAAATTCATCAGAACCTACATATTCAAATATTTCGTATCGGTCTTTTACTTTCTTTGTAATAGGTCTATACATTACCGCCATAGCTTTATGAAAAGTTTCTACGCTTGAAATATTACTTTCTAAATCTATATATTCTCCGAAAGTCATGTCCTCCAGATTAGGTATAAAACCGAATTCAGTATTTTCAATTTTAAATGTAGCTTGAAATTTAGGCTTCGCTTTGAATATTTCGTTTAAATGTACGGTTAACTCTTTTACGTCGCTCCATTTTACCTTAACTACGTCTTTCATTTTTAAGCCGCAAAATATTTCGATAGTCTTTTGACCTATAAATTCTTCGTCGTTCGACTTTTCAACTACCCGCATAAATTCTTGGTAACTCTTTAACGGGATTTCACTTAATGAAGTAGGTATTACAATTTCTGTTTTCATTCTATATATTAACTTTTAATTCGTGTTTTTGTAGTTTGTAAATATAATTCACACTATTTGCATACTTGAACGGGTGCGAAATATTATTTATTTACCAAATATGATATTTACCGTAGTTACTATTCATTCCTAACGTTTCCATTTCGTGATAGCGCAGCGCATCAATACCATGATTGTTTGTGTCAATCGGTTTATTTAGGCGTGTGCCTTGCTTATCCGTGTCCCAGCAATACGCCCGAAGTTCTTTAATTAGGTTTGTGCTATTTGAAGTAACTAAATATTCATTACGTTGCATAACATCTATTCCGTAGTTTATTGAATCCTTGCCCTTTGTAACGCCTTTTATTGTTATTCCGTAGCGTTTTATTTCTTCAATGCTTTTAGGTTCGCTTGAATCAGCGTAAACAGGTACGTGTTTCGGTAGTGCGTTTGCAATATCACTGTTTAACATTCCCGTTTGATACTTCAATTCGTTTATTATTCGTTGCCCGTTGTAATTGTATATTTCTATTATTGCAGTTGGATCGTTGGTGTACCCAAAGTCTAATCCTATTCCGATTAAATTCGCTTCTTTAGGTAATATATCAATAGTTTTCCAATTACTAAATATAACGCCCTCAAGCATTCCTATTTCACCAAGTCCGTATACACGCCACCAGTTCGCCCAGTATGCGCTTGTTTCCGCTTTTAAACGGTTCTTTTCTATTTGTTGAACAATACTATTATCCAGGGCTTCGTTGTCTTTGTACGTGAGAATTAAGAAGTCGCTGTCTTGTTCGTCTTTTAGTTCGGTATGTACCCAGAATTCATTAGCGGGGTTAAAGTCTAAATAGATAGCTTTCTTTGTACGTATTGCAAGTTCGTTGTAACTCTCAAAGGTTACGTTGTTACATTCGTTTATATATAGAACATCACGCCTTGCACCCCGTAATTTAGAACTGTCATCAGCACTAAAAAATTCAAATGTACTTCCGTTTAAAAATTGATAGGTTAATAACGATTTGTTAAATTGATTTTCGTGCCATTTATTCATCCACTTCATTAGCTTAATAAAGTCTTTTAAAGCACCCCTACGTAAATGCGGAATACTTTCAGCAACTACGCTAACTTCAAGTCCGTGTATTGCAGAAGCACGTGCTATTAAAACAGATAATATACCGTACGTCTTGGCAGCACTTGTGCCACCCTGAATAATACGAACTCGCTTTTTAAGTTTGAGTATTTTATTCGTCGAAGTCGTCCGCAGAAACATCAGGAAATATAGGTTGTTCTAAAACTGTTTGTTCAATTTGTTGTAATGGCGCACCGTAACCACTATCCATTAGTGCTTTATATGCAGCTACATCTCCTTCACGTGCTTTTTTAATTAAAGCCAATGTCATTAAATCTTCTTGACTCATTGTTTCTTCAGCACCCGTTAAAGGGTTTTTAAGCTTTTGATTTACCTCCAGCCAGTACTTTGCTATTGTGCTTCTATTCTTTGCTCCTTTAGGTCTTCCGTTAGGGTTTCCGCTTTCGCCTTTTTCCCAACGTGGTTCTATTTGTCCTTTGCCTGCCATTGTACGTTGTAATTTCGTTGTAAATAGAGCGTCGGGGTGGTATCGCACCCCTTCTTTAATCTGGAATGATTAACGCATTACTTTTATGCTTCCGACGCTTGTTGTTTTCGTTCTTGTAAAGTTACTTTTTTTCCTTTATACATACCCGCTCCTAATTCATCTATTTTTGAAAAAGGTAAAATAGGCACGGTTATTTTGCAAGTTTTATCAATTACGTAAATATATCTTATTTGAAAGCCTTCTAATTTTTTACCTCCATTTTCTTTTATCCAATTAGTTCCACTTTTACCATTACTTTCTTTTGTTCTGTGTGCTGAACTTGTTAAACTACAAACTACTTCGCCATTTGGTAATTGGTAAGTACTTGTGTTTTTATTCACTCCTATTAAATGAAAAGCACTTGCACGGTATATAGTGCCATCACCGCATAAATTAGCGTCTGAAAAACTTAATATCCATTTTATATGCGGCGCGTTTTTTTTAATTAATTTAATTGAAATTGAAATACATCTACTTTCGGAATTTTTAGGTAGGTAATCATTGAAAGCCATTCTATTTAATTCTAACATTTCATTCCATTTCGTGTTTTCAACAAATTGAATAACATTCTTTTTTACCATTGGAGAACCATAACTTAAAACCCCGTGTAATTGTTCATCTAAAAAACAGCCAAAATGTAATATTGAATTTGGTACTACCTTACCTGAGTAATGATATTTCTTTACAAACTCATTTGCAATCTTTGCGGGTATAACCTTAACTATTATCTCCTTTGCTCTGCCCATTGCATTATAATTAAATAAAGAGCGTTTCCATTCGTGTTTTCGTTGCCCATTGTTTCGCAATATTTATACTCTTCAGTTTCTTTAATATCTGCTATTGCGTTCTTTATTTGCTCCGCTTGTTCGTCTGCTAAAGTAAAAGTCATTTGTTGAAACGGTGCTTTGTCTCCATCAGGTAAACTAAATTCAGTTCCTAATTCATCAGCGTTTAAATCAAAACCCGGTAAGTCTAATCCCCAATCGTCTAAATTTTCAACGTCCCATTCATTTGCTAAACTATCCCAGTCCCATTCTCCAAAGCCTACGTTATCTTTTATTAAAAATTCGTTTTTTTGTTCCTCAGTCCATTCGTCTGCTACTATAATTGGTATTTCGGTGTATTTTAGTTCGTTTAATGCTTTTAAGCGCATATTACCACCCAAGACAACGTATTTGTTGTCCACGTCAGTAAAAACCACTAACGGGCGTTTATTTAGCATATCAGGAAATTCTTGAATAGACTTAACTAACTTTTGAAATTTTCCGTCTTTTATTATCCTTGGGTTCTTCGGGTTGGGTTTAACCTCGCTTATCTTTACTAACTTCATTTAATTTTTCTTCGTAAGTTGTTGAACATACCGCTAAACGTTGGTCTATATCTTCGTATTCAAAAGTCATTGTATCGTCAATCATGCATCTTTGAACGAAGTCTTTTTTGCTTTCGTCTTTTCGTGGCTTAGGAATTGGCATCTTTGTACGTGTTAAATAATATTTCTAATTTATTCATTACATCACGTAGACACGAACCACAAGAAGTTGGTTGCATATTTACTTTAAATACTCTATTGTAAATTCTTAATAGTTCCTTTTGTTCGGTAGGCTTCATTGAATAACGTGTTTCAGAATACCATTCTTTTAAATATTCGTATTCGTCTTTTAGTAGGCATTCAGGTTTACGATACGGAAATAAAGCGTTTAACTTTGCTTTACGTTCGTCACAACCGCAGTCTTCACCAAGTAACCATTTAGCCACCTTTGATACTCCCGTAGCTTCTAAGACCTTTTCTACTGTGTCTCCTAATCCTTCGCTTTTAGCCGCTAATATTTCGGCTTTTGTTCGTCTTTTTCTTGTCATGTTAATATAATTTATATTTTAAAAATTGTTCTTCAGTTCCTAAAAGTATTGTGTCATCTTCTAATACTTGTAATTGAATTACGTCTATAAAATGATGCTTACTTGGATATTCAGTAAAATCTTTTGAAATCCAAAACTTAACGCCTAAATCAATTATTTGACTTGTTGTAAATTTTGAAACGTCTAACATTTTATCTAATATTTTTTCGTCTAATTTCATTTTATTAATTCGTAATCTTCATTAATTAAATCTTCGTAATCTTCTTTTACATTATCTTTTAAACGTTCCTTGCAAGTCTTAATTGTTTTCCATACGCTTTTAAAACTTATTCCCGTTACGCCTTCAATTTGTCGTGTACTCATTCCGGAAGTTCGGTAAAGGTCAAATAATAGTTGGTCGTACCAGTGCCACTGTTTAACCTCTTGGTTTATCTTTATTTCTAATCGTTTCTTTGCTTCAAGTATTTCAGGCAAGTATTCGTCTTTTAGTTGGTAGGCTTCCGTTATGCTTACTTTTGTTATTCGTGTTTTGCTTTTTTTATAATCAAAAGTCATGTTTCTTAAAACAGTCCAAACAAAGTTTTTATTCAACTTACCGTTTAAATAAAACCGTTCAACGTTATTTATTACCGCCATTTTTAAATACATCTCTTGAACTATATCTTCAGCGTAAAATTCCTCTCCAAAAGTGCCTACAATTTTAATCCAGTCTTTGTGGTGTTTACTTAGTTCTAATAAAAACTTTTCATTTACCAAATCGAAATAAATAACTGAATAACTAAAAAACTTAATAAACCTATTGTAACACGAAACATTGATTCCAATATTAATTCGTCTTTATATACCCACCTTTCAAATTTATGCGCACTTTTCCAATATACCAAAACAAGAAAAACCCTATCTAAAATAAACAGGGTTATCAAAAACGGTAGTAGTAGAATGTATCTCACTTTACAAAGTTATACTTTTTTTTTAATTATCTATCGTCGCGCATTAATTCTTGGTAGTGTAAAATTTCTTCAGCTTCATCTTCGTACTCAAAACCAAACTCTGTTGGATCTTCGTAAATTAACTCCTCTAATGTTTCACAAATTAGTTTTGAATTACGGTTGTTTAATATTCCGTGTTTTACGTAACTACCTTCGTGGTCATATAAATCATAACGGGTAATATAAACTTGTAAATCTTCTACTTCGTTTCCATCTCTTGTAAATTCTACTTCAAATTGAAACTCCATTGAGCCAAACCTACCTAAGTTAATATCAAAATATCCTTTACGGTTGTAAAAATCTACTGCTTCAATTTTCCAATTACGTGTTTTCATAGTGCTTTGTTTTAATTATTTCTTCAAAATTAATATAACTTTTTAAATAAACAATACTTTTATAAAAAAAAATGCGGAATTTTTTACGTTCCGCACCTTTGACTTTGCCGAGCCTGAGTTACATTCCTTTTTCGTTTAGGTATTTCGCTAATCGCTGGATCGTTTTACTTGTTAAAGACTTGCCGTTTAAAAACGTGTGAATATTACTTTGATGCAATTTAGCATCCAAACAAAAAGCATTCAATGATAGTTCGTGTTTTTGTAAGTACTCCCGTAACATTTTACGTGTTAACTCGTCGCTATTTGCTATTATTTTACTTGCTTTCATCTAAAAATCATTTAAAAAGTCCGATATATCATTAATTTGCGGCTTCGCTTGTTGTTCTTCAGCTGGTTTAACTGACAAGCTTAAATAGTTTTTACCGTTGTTACTTTGTTTTTTCCATGCGCTTATATAAAATTCACGTCCTAAAATTATTATTTTACCGTTCATATCGGGGTGCGTTTCTTTCGTCTTTTTGTCGTTTGTAAATAACGCTCCGCTGTTGTCTCTTTTTTCCATTTTACTTTTTATTTATTTTTACTTTTAACATTTTAATCACTAAAGAATCAGTATTTACAGTACCGCCTTCATCTGTTACCGTTAATAAGGCTTTTACTAATTGGTTTAATTCTTTTAGTTCTTTTTTTAAGTCTTGTATTTCTTGGTTTACTTCTGGGTTCATAACATTAATCTTTAAATTTTTCGCACTCGTATTCGCTTATTGTTTCATTTAATAGTTGAATTTGAGCCTTTGCACTTGTTAATTGATTTTCTAAAACTTGAACTTTACTTTCTAAAGATTCATATTTTAATTTATATTCAATCATTTTAGCCCTTGATTCTCCGTATTTATCAATAACGCTTTCAAAAAATTCTGCTAAATCTATCATATTAATTGAATTAAGTTGTTATAATATTCTCTACATTCTTCTATTCGTGTTTTAATAGCTTCGATTACTTCATCGTCTCGCTTTACTACGTGCGTTTTAACACGCTTTTCCATAGGTATATGCCCGAATGTATGTTTATCTTCTACAAACTCTCTTAAATCGGAACTTTCACTTATTAAGTTTTGTTTCCAATGTTCCCTTCTAATTTCATCTTCTACTATTTGCAAAGGTGTATCGATTAAACAATAGCATAATAAAGCCTCTTGTTTGTCAGTTAGCCACATATAACCCTGAAGTTGATAGTAATAATCTTTGTTATTTAGTTCGTTTTCTATTACCTTATCAAAAAACGTAAACGCATCCCAAGAACTTTTAACA